GAAACAGCACAAGCTAATGCTGAAGCCTTTGCGGCTGAAGCAGGGACAGTTCCAGTCGTAGCTGAGTCGTCAAGCAACCCTGTTGTCGCTGACGCACCTACTACTAAGGCAACTTCCAAGTTTTATACGGAAGATGATTTGGCTAGAGTTCGTAGCCAAGAAAAGGAAAAACTCTACCCTCAGATTGATAAGCTGAAGGAAGAACTAGACACTATTAAGAAAGAACGTGACGCAGAACTTGCTGCACGTGCTGCTGAAGCAGAAGCAAAAGCAAAAGCTCAGCAAGAAGCTCTTGAAAGTGACATGGATGTTCGTTCTTTGCTTAAGCAAAAAGAGTCAGAGTGGCAGGAGCAGTTGGAGCGTGAGCGCCAAGAGCGTGAACGTGCCTTTGCTCTTCTGGAACGCGAAAAGTCTTTTGCTGACCTCCAGAACTACCGTGCACAACGTGTAGATGCGGAACGCGAAGCTATTATTCCTGAACTCATTGACCTCATTAGCGGAAATAGTCGCGAAGAGATTGATGCATCAGTAGAAGGATTAAAAGAGCGTTCAGCAAGAATTCTTGAATCTGCGCAGTCAGCTATGCAGAACGCAAGGAGAGAAATGACGGGGACAAGGGTAACTACCCCGCCAGCTGGACCACTGGACACACAATCGGACCAAAGAAACTTTACGGCTGAAGATATTCAGTCAATGTCGATGAACGAATACGCAAAATACAGAGAACGTATCATGAGCGACACCGCACGTGGTAAGTCTCGCGGATTGTTCGGTTAGACCCAATAAATCCAAAACCAAACTAATAAGGAGTCACAAGTAAATGGCATCTGGTATTACGGGTACTGGCAACCTTGCCGCAGCCCCTACAGCATACTCAGGTACTAACACCCAGCTGACTCAGGCGATTCAGACAATCTGGTCCAAGGAAATCTTGTTCCAGGCAATGCCTATCCTTCGCTTTGAGCAGTTCGCAGTCAAGAAGACTGAACTTGGTGTTGCACCTGGTTTACAGATTAATTTCCTACGCTACAACAACCTCGGCTTTGCAAACAGCCTAGTTGAAGGTGTTCGTATGCAGACAAACGCATTGACTGCACAGCAGTTCTCAATCACAGTAACCGAGCATGGTTATGCTCTTGCTGTGTCAGAACTTCTTCTCAATGCTTCATTTGACGACGTAATGGCATCTGCTTCACGTCTACTAGGTCGTAACATGGCTATCTATCTAGACCAGCTATCACGCGACACCCTCTACGCTGCAACCTCAACCATTTATGGTGAGAGCCGCGCTAACCTTTCAGCTGTTAACAACTGGTACGCATATGGCGATACTGCTGCTAACCGTGCTGCAATGACTGGCGCTTTCTACTTGACACCACACACTGTCAAGGATGCAGTTGAGAGCCTATCAACCAAGAACATACCACGCCTCGGCGAAACATACGTTGCGTTTGTTCACCCACACCAGAGCCGTAGCCTACGCGATAACCCAGAGTTTATCGAAGTTACCAAGTACGCTGCTCCAGGTAACTTTATGCTTGGTGAAATCGGTCGTTTGTACGATTGCGTATTCATCGAAACCACACAGGTTCTTAAGGTTGCTGGTGGCGCTGGTACTAACTACACCGCTGATACAACTGTTGCTAACCCAACAGTAACTCCTGGTGGAGGTTACATCACACCTGCTACAAAGACAGGTAAGCAATCTCTCTTCCAGTCGAACTCCGCGATGGCGGTATTCTTGACTTCGGTCGTGAGCATGCTCTTGCTTGGTACTCAATCTTCGGTCTTGGTCTAATCACTGACCAGTCTGTAATTATTGCAGAAACCAACTAATTAAGTAGGGGGCGGGCCTAAAAATCCGCCCCCACTTTTCCCCCATCGAGCTATTAATTAGGAGAATATAAATGGCAAGTAAAGTAAAACCAACAGATGTTACTGGACGTAGTCGCGAAAAGTTAGCAGCGGATAATGCTGAAGCTCTAGTTGCTCGCGCACAGGAAATGTCCATGGCTACTGCCGAAGCACAGATTAAACTGGAAACAGAAGTAGTTGACGCTACTGTTCCTAACAGACCAACTGTTATTGTTGATGACCCAACTGTCATTGATAAGAGTGATGAGTCAGTCGTTATTCGTGTTGTTGAAGACATTGAATCTATGACTCTTGGAGCAGGAAACTACTACAGCTTTAAAGCTGGACAAAAATATAAAGTGTCTCGTCAAGTTGCTCAGCACCTTGAAGAAAAAGGCTATCTAGCTGGAGTAATCTAAGCTAGGAACTTACACTTAATTCGGCGGAGCGGCGGACAGCAATGTCCGCTTCTTCGTTAGTCAGATGTAGTAAAGGAGTGAATTAAGTGGCTTTAATGTCCGACCTAGTGTCGAGAGTTCGTCTTGAACTAGGAGACCTTCCTAAAGAATTTAATTTTGTTACCACCGCTGATGGTAATACTAAAGATTTTTATTTAAACGCAAAACCTGTAGAGCCATATACCCTCTACGTAACTGTACTTGACTGTGCGGTTCCAGCCCCTTCTGGTTATAAATTAGAAAAAGACCAGGGCATATTACATTTTAGAGAACCACTTGATTCTGGTAATGTACTCAACGTCCACGGTGTTAGCTACCGTTATTTTACAGACTCTGACATTGAGCGTTTTATTAACACTGCAATAGACCAGCACACTCACGAGCGCACCGACAAATACGGAACTCGTGTAACAATTAAAAGCATTGAACCTGTAGAAGAGTATCCAATTGCTATTCTTGCAGTTATTGAAGCTCTATGGGCTTTATCAACTGATGCAGCTTTTGATATCAATATTATGGCTCCAGACGGAGTAATGATTCCTCGTTCTCAAAGATATGAACAATTAACTAATATGGTTAATCAACGCTGGGAGCAATACAAGCAACTATGCGCTGCCCTTAATATAGGGTTGTGGCGTATACAGATTGGAACCCTACGCCGCACAAGTCGTCGTACTAACAAACTTGTTCCTATCTATATTGGCCAAGAAATTGACGATAGTAGAAAACCAGAGAGAGTTTGGCTTCCAAACGACGTCCTTGGCTACACACCTCCCCCAACTACCGCTGAGGTATATGACATTGTTATGTACCAGGGAGACTACTACGAGCAGATTATTGACTTCGCTTTTGATGTTACTGGGCTTGATTGGAAAGCTGAAATACGTACTTATCCAAATTCACCAGCTAGATATGCCACCTTTGATGTTACAATTCTAAATGCGGCACAAGGAAGAATTAAGATATCGTTAAATAGCGATAAAACTAAGTACCTTCCTGTTCGTGCGTTTTGGGATTTACAAGCAACCAGGTCAAATGACCCAACCTGGGAGCACACATACTTAAAGGGTCAGGTATTTGTAACTCAACAGGTAACGGTGGATTAGAGTGTCAGAAGAGATTATTGTTGTAGGGCCAGATAACAGCGCTTGGTATCCAACCGCTACTGGTCCAACTTCTCCTGCACCAACAGGTGGCACAGGCCCAACTGGTCCTACTGGACCAACTGGTAGAACAGGTGCAACAGGTCCGACTGGTGCTACAGGTTTATCTGGTGTTTCTGTAACAGGTCCACAAGGACCTACAGGTGCTATGGGACCAACAGGTCCAACAGGTATTGCTGGTTCTCCTGGTCCTACTGGTGCTACTGGACCACAAGGTTTTTCTGGTATTCAAGGTGCTACTGGTCCAACAGGCCCTTCTGGACAAGTAATCACTATTCGCGGTGAGTATCCAACACTTAATGATTTAACAACCGCTCATCCAACTGGTCAACCAGGTGACGCATATCTTCTTGCCAACGGCAATTTAATTATTTGGAATCCAACCCTAAATGGAACTGGTGGTTGGCAGAACGTAGGTAACCTAGAAGGACCAACTGGTCCTGCTGGTGTTACTGGTCCTACTGGTCCACGTGGTCAACAGGGTGTACAAGGTCCTGTTGGTAATCCTGGTTTAACTGGTGAGACAGGTCCTACTGGACCACAAGGCCCAACTGGTCCTCAAGGTGCACGTGGTGAAACTGGTCCTATTGGTCCTACTGGTGTTGCTGGTCTTGTAGGTCCTACTGGTGCAACAGGTCCTCAAGGTTTATCAATTACTGGTCCAACAGGTCCACAAGGTAAAGCGCTTACACTTCTTGGAAGTTTTGCCGATATCAATGCTTTGAATCTTGCGTACCCACAAATTTCTCGTCAAACTGGTGACACAGCGTTTATTGGAACAACGTTTTTTTATTGGACAGAGGGAAGCGGATGGGTTGCTTCATCTAATCTAATTGGACCTACTGGTCCTACTGGAGCTGTTGGTCCAACAGGTGCAGCATCAAACGTAACAGGTCCTACAGGTTTAACAGGTGCAACTGGTGCCCAAGGTCCACTTGGTCCTACAGGTCCTCAAGGAAATGTTGGTGCCACTGGTCCTACAGGAGCAGCATCTACTGTTCCTGGCCCAACAGGTCCAACAGGAACTACACGCCCTGTAACAAGTGTTGCTTTTACTAACCAAGGTGTTTGGAGCTCTTTAGCAACTTACGTTCTTAATGATGGAGTTTCTTACAATTCTGAAACTTGGGTTTTAACAAACGTTGCGCAGTTTACTGTTGGAACAGTTCCAAATGCTGACGGTAGCGGTTGGGCACTTTATGTTAAAGGTGACAGAGGTGCAACTGGTCCGCAAGGTTCTGCAGGTTTGCCAGGTGCTATTGGTCCTACAGGTGCTCAAGGTCCGCAAGGTATTCAAGGCCCTACAGGTCCACAAGGTACCGCAGGTACTCCAGGTTCAGTTGGTACTGCGGGTGCAACAGGTCCTACAGGTCCTGCTGGTGCCTCTATTTACATTCTTGGTTCTTATCCAGATTACGCATCATTAGCAGCGGCTCAACCACTTGGTGGAGTTGGCGATGGTTACTTAGTAAACGGTGTTTTATTTATATGGGGCGGTTCACAATGGGTTAGCGCTGGTGCTATTCAAGGACCAACTGGTCAACAAGGTCCACAAGGTATTCAAGGTGCAACAGGACCACAAGGTGATACTGGCCCACAAGGACCTCAAGGTATTCAAGGCATTCAAGGACCAATTGGTCCTACAGGATTAACTGGCGCAACTGGTGCGCAAGGAACACAAGGTATTCAAGGTCTACAAGGTGTAACAGGACCAACTGGTCCTCAAGGACCACAAGGTGTCACTGGTCCAACTGGTATTCAAGGACGCGGTCTTGCAATCCTTGGTTCATTTGATACTTTTGCACAGTTAACTGCAACAATCACAAGTCCAGTACTTGGTGGTTCCTGGACCTACAGGTGCAACTGGTCCTACACCATTTACTGTTATTGGAACATGGCAATCTGGTATTTCTTACACGCCAGGTCAAGCGGTTTTCTATGACACTCCAACATTAAAGGGAACCTATCTACGCAGAAATAATGCATCTACCGCTGGAATTACTCCGCTAGATGACCCAGCAGGTTGGCAAGTAATTGTTGCCGCAACTATTGGACCAACTGGAGCTACAGGTCCACAAGGTTTAACTGGTTTACAAGGTCCTACAGGTCAACAAGGACCGCAAGGTGTAACAGGTCCGACAGGAAGTCAGGGTTTACTAGGTCCAACAGGCCCTACAGGCACTACACTACTTAATGTAGATGGTGGCGGCCCTGCAACTAATTATGGAGGAGTCATCACTATTAACGGTGGAGGAGTTGACGGTAACTAATGGCAATTAAATTACAATTACGTCGTGGAACTGCAGCTGAGTGGTCTTCAACTAACCCTCTACTTTCAGAAGGTGAACTCGGTCTTGAACTTGACACTGGAAAGTTTAAGGTTGGTAATGGAACTCAAAACTGGAATGCGTTAGTATATGCATCTGGTATTCAAGGACCTACAGGACCACAGGGACCAGCTGGCGCTAACGGCGTTGCTGGTGCAAACGGTGCTGCAGGACCTCAAGGTCCAACAGGACTTCGCGGACCAACAGGTGCTCAAGGACCTGCTGGAGACGGAGGAGTTGGACAACTACTAGCTATGGATGCGCAGTTAGAACTTGGAATTTTCTTTCCGCGTTATTCACAGACTCGTACAACTACCGTTGTTCAAACCGTTATTCCACCGATTACGTTAATTTAGGAAGGTATTAATTAATGGCACGTAATATTGCGCCCGAAGATTATGTCTTTAATCCAACAACAAAGACAATCACCATTGAGCGTTACATCAAGAAAATTCACATCTTCCTTATTGTTAACGCAACAACTAACCAGATTCTTTTTAACTTTTCTGACCCAAACCTTAAAGCAACAGTAAGTTACATTTATCCTGATGTAAGCGTTTCTAATCCTTTTGGAAATACAGACTACAAAACTATTATTCAGCTAGACCCTTCCCTTAACACAACGGGGATGCTGTCAACAGACACTCTTCAAGTTGTTGTTGACGACGAAAATCAAAAAATTACCTTTGATGATACCTTTATTGACGGCGCTCAAAAACTTCGTACTTCAACTCCACAGTCTCTTATGGATACTGACTTTGAGTACTCAGTACAGCCATCTAAGTGGGAGGCTCTTTTCCTACACAACAACTATCCATCATTCTTTGCAAAAGGTACTGGCGGTAACTCCCTTGATATTGTTTCAATGGTTGGAAACGGAGTTCGTCCACGTTCCACTATTACAGTGACCACTCTTCTCCCACACGGACTTGTTCCTGGACAGGTAGTGTCAGTCCAAGAAACACTTAACTATCTTGCAGAAGGTACTTCTTTAATTACATCTGCGCCAACACCAGAAACTTTTACCTACACCGCTCGCGGCGTTGTAGCAGGGGACATTCTTTCTGGAACCCTTACAAGCGTTTACGGTGGAGATATATTTGATGGTGCCCACATTCCTGGAGGAAACTTTCCTATTGGCGGTGTCTCAACTCTAAATACTTTCCGTGCGACAACCGATGGTGCTTCGCCTATATCAAAGGTGACTGTAACATTTAATAATCCGCACGGAGTTTATCCAGGCGCCCTTATTGTTGTATCTGGTACTCAGAGTTTTGACGGTAACTGGTCAGTAAGCGAAGTGCCAACAACTACAACTTTATCTTTCCAACTTGACCGTCAACAATCAGCAATCTCTGTTCCATCAACAGCTATTATTTTAACTAAAGGCGACGGTTATATTGTTCACAGACCGTTTGATGGCGGTGTATCTTTAACAACTGGTACCAATACAATGGGTAACCAAGTTATTCGTCAGACTCGACGTTACTTCCGTTACCAGTCTGGTAAAGGACTTCAGTTCTCAACAGGTGCTCAATTAACTCCTGTTTTTGACGTAGAACAGATGTACCTAAACGGAGGTTCAGTAGGTCCAGCAATTGTTACAGTAAAAACTGTACAAGACCACGGCTTGCAAGCTGGTGTAGGAATTCAAGTTGAGGGTGTAATAACTCGTGGACACTACAACCCATTTAATGGTGAAAACTTTGTTGTTACTCAGGTTCTTGATGTAAACACCTTTACTTATGCAGTTAATCTAACTCAAACAGTTCCTCTTGTTGACCAAAATCCAGCTGGTATTAACGTATACGTTCACGCTCGTACCTGGTACGGAGCTGTTACACGTACAGGTATGTTTGATGACCAAAACGGCTTTTACTTTGAATATGACGGAACTAAAATGTATGTTGGTCGTCGCCACTCAGAAAAAGAAGGTATTGGTCGCGTTAACGTTACTCAAAACTCTTCTTTCGTAGAAGGTCTTTCTACTCAATTTAGAAAACAGCTTGTAGTAGGTCAGTCAATTGTTATTAAGGGTGCTGTCTATAAAGTTGTTCAAATTAACTCTGCAACATCTCTGAATATTGCACCTGCCTATAAAGGTGTAAGTGGACGTCGCACAAGATTTATGATTGTTCAAAATGAGCGTGTTCCGCAAGAAGAGTGGAATATTGACCGTTTTGATGGAACAGGTCCTTCTGGTTACAAGCTAGATGTTGGTCGTATGCAGATGGTCTTCATTGACTATACATGGTATGGTGCTGGAACCATTCGTTGGGGAATGCGTGGCGTAAACGGAAAAGTTTTCTGGTGTCACAGACTTCCAATGAACAACGTTAACAACGCTGCTTACCAGCGTTCAGGTAACCTACCTGCTCGTTACGAGGTCTCTAATGACCCTAACTACTTCTCACGTATGTTAGCTGGAGGGGCTGCGGGAACACTTGGGTCACAGCTTGGTCCAGATGACACAGTAATTTGGGTTGAAAACACCAAGGACTGGCCACCAGCTGGTTACATCTATGTGCGTGACAACCAAAACTGCGAAATTATGCGCTACTCGTCAGTAGGTGCATATGACCCTGCTAAGTACGCTGCACCAATTTATATTGCTGAGCGTCGCGCATCTATTACCCAGATTTACCCAGACATTCCATTTACATTCTCTGGAACA